TCGACCGTGTACGTGAATTCTTCGGCCTGTATCCAAAACGTGACAAACGTCAGTTGTTCAATGATTCATTGAATACTACACTTGCACGTACTATCAATACATCATTAAGTACATTGATCGTATTGCTGTGTATCTTCATCCTTGGCGGTGATTCAATCCGCAGCTTTGCATTCGCAATGATCTTGGGTGTTGTTATCGGTACATTGTCATCACTGTTCATTGCATCTCCGATTGCAT